TCCTTGGCCGCGCCAGTCTTTCCGGTCGCCTTCACGTTTGCGGGTTCATCGGAATAAACTTCATGAAAGGCGTTCGTAATTCTCGGATCATTTGACCCGGCGCTGGGCTTGTATCTCGGAGCCATATTAGCCCTTGACTTCGCCGCGAGCCTTCGTCAAATCAACATAGTCGATGAACTGAGGCTTTTTCCCCGGATAAGCAGTCTCTTCCTGATAGGCAACCGCGCCATGAAGAATCTGCGGGCGGGTTTCTTCGCTCGAATATGCCTTGGTATAGATCGTTCCACCTTCTCGGGCATCTTCCGCAATTTCTCCCGGCTCTTCCACTTCAGCCGGAGTCACCATATGGGCCTGCGGAATTACAGAAGGCGTTGCTCCACCTTCGATTGGCTTGATATCGGGATCGCCGTCACGCATTTTGGTAGTCTCCTTGAGTTTGCATTGTCTATCTAGTTCAGTCGAATGTCAATCACTGTGTTGGCTGTTGCCCACCTTGATGCATCTGCAATACCGCGTCGAGTAATTTTTGCTGTGTCTGCTGATCGTTCTGTTCTCGGGAAGCCGCAATTGTTCCATGCGCCTTAGCCTGCGCAGCATGGTACGGATTCTGAGAAGCAATTTGCGCCTGTCGAGCCTGTTCCGCCATTTCATCGGCATTCGGTGCAATGAGTTCTGCCGGATCAGGGAAATGGTAGGCGTCAAAGATTCTCTTTAGCAGAACGGGTAATTGTAAGCCAGCCTGCGTGAGCGCCTGCGGCCCTAATTGCGCAAATGTCATAAGTAAATCTTTGTACTTTGACAGGTTTTGTTGCCGTTCTATGGACCGGGAAAGTCCATGTGCCTTGAAATTGTATTTTCCAAGAATCAAGGGTAGTCGCCTCGAAGCTGGCAACTGATCGAGAAATGCTCCCACCTGCGGACCTAGAAGCTCTGTCCATGTCGGGTTCGATGTTGAATCGATGAACTGGAATGCCCTTTGCCATATTTTCTCCGCAACGAATCCGAGGCATCCATCCTCGATGTTTTGGGCAATGTCGGCCAGAATCAGCGAGCTTTGAAGTTGCGTGTTCTGAACCTCCGTAGCGGTTGTTTCGCCCTTGACATCCAGGATTCCCTGCGCCTGATCCGTGATAAAAGTTCCTCGCTGGTACTCCTTCTCCATTGATCCCTGAAAATTGAAAGAAGAATTTGATAACTGAGGAAACTGAACTCCGCTAACAGCCTGAGCGCCAGCACCAGCACGCTTATAGAATACTTTCCCCGGCTGTACGCCCGTCTGCATATCTCCTTCAGGATTCTCAAGTGCGCTCGCCTCTACCTCAAGCATCGGAACGACGCTGAATTTTAAGTGATCTTCCTGCATCTGTGCGACTCGATCAATCGCATCCTTGATCGACATGTTCATTTCGAGGAGGCCCTGACCGGGGAAGCGTCCGGCTACAACAAGCGGGCTGAAGATGATATAGGGAGGAAGGTTATCCCAGTAGGGATTATCTTCCATCTTCAGGATGGTGGTTCGATTGGCAATCAGGATTCTTTGATTCGCTTTGACGACCGCTTGCGTGTGCGGGTCGATGAGGTCGCCCCAGTACTCCCAGAGCATCGCTTGCTTGCGGTAGTGCTCAGCGGGGACCATGCGCTTGTCGTAGCGGGCGAAGTCTCTGGTATAGACCTGATCGGCGAAGTACATTTGATCGGTGATTCTATCGACGTGTTCAAGCTCGGATGTATTATCAAGGCCCTTTTGCGCTTTAAGTTCGTCAACATCGACAAGCGATTCTTCGATGATAAAATCAAATCGATTATTGTCGCGAGTACGAGGACCAGTCCAAATATGGAAAGGATCAATGCTTTGTACATAAAGCTGTCCTTCCTTCCGTTGCTTTTGGATTAGAATCGGCCCTGTATCGTCGCCGCCCACCGACATGTCCAGTTTGTTCAGATAGGCCCAACCAATCTTTAAAACGCCCAGCCCGCACACTGCCCCAAACTCCAATGCATCTCTAAGCTGAGAGCGGAAATGCGCGTTATCGGCCAGCCTGAGCACCGTTTTTTCGACAAGCGGGGAGGTTTTTTGGAGGTCGATGGTTGGATTTGTTTCTCCCGGTTCGACCGTCACCCACTGCTCGGATTGCATGAGCAGGCGCATGATATTCGCCACGAAGTTCTTAACCGCGCTGTGAGCCTTCGCATAGGTGATTCGGGATTGCCATGGGGCTTTATCATCGAAATCCTGCTTGTTGCGGTATTGGCCGTAGGCGTCTAGCCAGGTTGAACGGATGATAAATTCCCGCATGTAGGCTTCATTGCGGTAGCGTTCGACCTGCGAAACGATTTCCGCATCGGATAAGCCTATGCCATCTCTGGTTGTGGATTCGTTCGAATCGTCGGAATGGGTAGTGCCTTTAGCGGTATCGCTGTCTGTCGTTCCCGGCATTTCATCGGTGGAAGGGGGAAGCGGCTTGCCGGATGGAGCGCCGAACCCTGACAGAAAATTAGTTGCCAAGCTAAACCACCTGTCCAATCACTAAGCCACGAGAGAGCGGAAATTCCAGAAACTTGATTCCCTTGATTGCTTCGAGTTCCCGCCAGAGAGTCGGCGTGTATGGGTCAGGCTCGCCCGGAGAAATGGTTCGGAGGCGGGAAGTATCATGCATGGCAAAGAACGCTCCGGGTAGTAACAGTCCTTTGTCTAGGCATAACTGTAACTCCTTGCAACGAAGATACAACTGTGAGTCGAAAAAAGCAAAGTCAAATTTACGTTCCGAGTTAGCTATGGCTTCCAAGGAATCGTTAACCACGATTAAAGCCCAATCTTCAAGCTGATTAACCCGCAAAAGTTCCTGCGCCCATTCCGCCGCCTTAATCTCTTTTTCGACGGAAACAATCGTACCGAAGCCGTTCCTTCGGAGGGCTTTGGCAATGAAGGCTGTACCCATGCCCTTGAAGGCTCCCGTTTCGAGAACGCTTTGCGGCTTGATCGAATAGACGAGCGCATGAAGCAGGTGCAGGTATTCATCCTCGGTTGACTGTGTATCTTCGGAATGGAAGAGATAACCCTTTTCCTCGGGCACGTGGCAGTGGTTCTCTGTTTCCATTTTAAGAGCCAAGGTATTCCTTCTTGAAGTCAGCAAAGTTTTTTTCGAGTAGAGGAATTGAGGAGTCGATAATTTCAAGCATGAGATAGGCATCCCGCCAGCGATAGGGACGGTTGCCCGATTCAAGGAGCACGGCTTCATTGCCGCGTATCTGGTAATTGCCCATCATTTTGTCGGTGGCCGCGTGAATCCTTTCCGCGCACTTGAATACCGCCATCGAGAGATCGTCTAGCTTCTCGATATTCTCCTTGATTCTTCGCGACGCTCTACGTCCTCGTCGGAATGATGCGTCTAAACTTCGAGTATCCTTGCCACTGCTACGCTTTCTTCGTTCGAGAATCTGTGCCATGTGCCGGGTACGATCCTTTGGGAGTCACCGGGTTTTAGATAACGCTTCTTGCCGTCGAACTCCAGATGAATGAAACCATATTCCACAATGAAAGTCTCGTCCTTAATCGCATGTCGATGAAGCGAGCATTGCCAGCCCGGTTGCACGAAAAGGTACTTGGCGCAATATAGCTCGTTATTCACAAGCCATTCCTCGCGCCCCCAATTCTTAGGAACTTCGATCCTGCTTGACTCTGTTTGGCTGTGGAGCATTTGGCAATTTTCTCCAATCGTGCGACCTGGGTTTCGGCGCATTTCCGGGAGTCGAATATCCTTTTACCGGGGCTTCGGTATAGACGGTGGTTCGATACATCGGAACGGGAGGCTGTTCCCTCATTTTCGGCGCTTGCCAGACCGAGGAGTTGGCGAAGTAGCGGAGCGGGTCATAAGCATGGTCAGGGATTCCAACTGCGCGCTCTTCAGTATATTCCTTATCGCCCGTAAGTGGGTTTCGAGTCTCCGCGTGTCTCTGGAGTTGAATTTGCTCCACTAGATTTTTGCAGCGAGAAGATATAAACAGTCGCGGAGTTCCAAGCTGTTTAGTAACCGGGTTGTGAACGTGAGGTTCGATGTGCATGAGTTGCTGGAGGTTGGCGACCGATGCGACTTCATTGTTATCCGCCTTTTGGAGATAGAGTCCGCATTCGCGGTATTCCTGAGCCACCGAGGTCATGGCGTTTTTGGATCGGTCCCTTGTGGATTCGAAGAAGACGGAGGGGTCCGCATAGATTCCTCGAACCGAGTAACGATTGTCTCGCATGATTTTTTGTATTGAAGCCGCGTGCTCACGAATTGTGATAGTGCGTCCAGGAGTTGATCGCTGGTAATACTCGTGGGTGATGAAATGAAAATTATCTGATGTTGAGGCGCTAAGGAGCACGCATGTTGGTGCACTGAGACCGTAGTCCATCCAGCCCCAGCAAGATTTAATGTTACAAGAATCGAAGGGGTCGAATCGGTCGGCATCGTAGACATGAATCTCCCTCTTGAAGTCAGGATGAATGGCTCCCTCGAAAACATCTCTTGAGCCGTAGACCCAGCGGCGTTTCCACGCCTCGGGCTTCGACATCAGCATCTTGAAATAGCCGGGGCTTACTTTGTCGAGGATGTGTTGGTTGATTCCGGTTTCCCCGAAGAAATACGCGCGTTCAGGATGATCCCTGACCACGTCGGGGTGAAACCTAAAATATATCCAGTCATGTCCATTAGGATTGCAGTCTCCCCAGATGTAAGGCGGGCAAGCATCCTTCCATTCTGGTCTAGCCCAACGTCCAACACGGGAGTCGAGATACTCCCACATTTCCGGTGCAATCTCTTCAGCTTGGCTAACAAACGCACCGTTGATTTCAAGGCCACGCAAGTCTCCTTCCGACATATCGTCTAAGTGCATCCAGTAGATTTCCGAGCCATTGGCTAGGGTCATGCTTTCTTTAACGTCGCGTTTGATCCAGTGGGGCGGGCAAATCTTCTCGAATGTTTTCCGGGTGGTACTCATTAAGGTCTTGAAAGTTTGTCGTGCGATAACGAAACGAGAACCGGGGAATTCCCTGGCGAGAATCAACAGTCGTAATATGCCACCCGTCGTCTTTCCATTCCCAACCCCGCCATCGAACATCGACTCGCGCTTGGTGCTCCATATAAACGACTCCTGTGTTTCTGAAGCTGGCTCGAATAGGATTTCCGGCCCTTTGGATTTCTTCACAGTGGCGCGGATGTCCTTTCATTCGGCAAGAGAGGTTCCACTGGAGGCGTTTCGAGCTGTTCGAGGAGATTCAATAAATCCTGCCTCTGGAGCTTCTGAATGCCTTGCGGGGCAAAGACCAGCGGTACGGTGAAGTTAACGACCTTGCCAAGTCCCGAAAGGGCATGAAGCGTTTCGGCATCCTTTACAACGATAATATCACCTGGCTCAAGTCTCAGTTTCTCGATGTGGCTTATCATTGTCGCCGTGCTGATCTGGTACACTGGCTTCGACATCAATCACCTTCCTTTTTGCTTGGGAATGTCTTTTGAGTTCGGGAAGCTCGCCTCGTTTAAAAGCCTCAAGTCGTTCAGCAGACCGTCGATTACTTTCCTCTTCGAGCTGCTCTCTTGTGGGCTGAGGCGTCGAGTTGCGTAGGGCCTTAATTCGTTCAGCAGTTGCTCCCACGATAACCATAGTTGGCCCCGTGGAGTTAACGGTAACATTCGATCCCCCCTCACCCGTCGATTCCCCCTCTAAAGCCAGAAACAACCGGGAAGCCGCCAGAACCTCTTTCGGAAACTTCTCTGGGTCCAAGTCGAGAACCTTGCGAATCGTAAATGCAATACGAGGCTTTGTGATCCCGAGAGCCCTTGCCGACGACTTGAACGATGTATCGGCATATTTGTTCAAAATCCTCGGCCATTGCTTCTTCGCTACCGAATCCGAATAACCCGCAGCCTTCGCCGATTCCATCCCATTACCCTTTGTCGGCGACTTCGCCCCATAATAATTCTCCAGGAACTCGATCTCCCGGATGTCCGGCCTTCCGTTATACCCTCTTCGACCTCCAGGCATTATTCTTTCAACTTTCCAAAATGTCTGGGATACAAAAGTTCAGCTTCTCGCTCCTGAAGCATCCTTGCCGATGTCCAACTAGAGTCTGGTTCAATAGATGAAAACGGGAAACGCGGGTACATCGACCAATCAACTGTTTGCCATGTTTTTCCTTTATCAAATGATTGCTCCCAAACCTGACGTTCGATAGAGATTCTTTCCCAAATCTCGACATACGGTTTCGTAATCATGCCTCAACCTGCGCCACGCCGCCGCATTGCCAGCAATGATAGCCCTTCTCTTTTCCGTGTTTACAAGTTTTTTTGGGTTTTGGGGCATTTTCAACTTTTTCCGTCACTACCCCTTTTTCAAGGATCGAGTGATCCGGCACCGCCTGCGCCAACTCCGCATTGCAAAGCTGCCGTATCCACTCCGTAACCAGCATCCCATCCTCTTTCGCCGCCGCCTTCCAAGAGTCTAGCTCCTCTTGCTCTATCCTCATGTTCCACTGTGTCTTCATGTGTATATACATAACACGTTTGTATATACGAATCAAGGCAATTTGCTATACAGAAATAGGGGGATTGCTATACAAATGACGGGGTACTGCTATACAAACATACCCCCATAGGCAAATCGCGCGTGCGGGCCAATACAAAAGTCCCGGCTTCCATCGCCAGGAGTGCTCCGAGGGGCTACCCACGTCATTTCCATCCAGTTATGCAGCGCAGACACAACTAAACATAATACATCTTATGCGACCGCATAACTCTAAACCATTGCAATCATTGGATATGCGCTGGTGATTACCGCTCGATTGCATGATACCGTCACATATATGCGCTGTTCGAGCTGATCCTGGCTGGCTGTAACTCTGCATAATGCATAAAGTTTTGCGCTGACTTGCTCGGATCGTCGGAGAGCTTTCGTGTGACAATTAATGTCACAGTGACATAATTTGTCATAGTTGCCATACTGAATCCATTGGATTTACCGATTTGCGCTTGATTCAGGTGTGACATAGCAAACCAAAGACCTGCAAAGCCCTGAGAGTATAAAGGAATAATGGCCGAAGACCTGAGCGTCGATTAACCGATGATTGCCGAGCATTAGAGACTAATAGCCGGATGATCGAAAAGTAGCATGTCGTTGCGTGTACTGTGCGTGCATATCCGAGAAGCGAGGTAATCGAATCAGTAAGTTAGAGAAATAATTGAAATACATGCAAATACCTCTTGACATGCTTTGCATGCCTTGCTACTATCTAATCACTGGAGGGAACACACAATGCTAGACCAGAATGGCCACCATAATCGAGGTTGGCGCCTCCCGAAAAAGCGCGAAGTAGAAGTACAAACCAAGATCAGCAATGGTTCCGAGTACCCAAAAGGTGACTTGCTCCGAAAATGCGCCCATTGCTCCAAGTTTGTACCTTACGGGAATAGCTTTCATTTCGAGGAATGCGCTGGACAGTAACGCGCGTAATCGGCACGCCTAAGCCGATACATAGGCACTCACCATGCCGACAAGGAGAGTCGAAAATGCCAATCACAATGAAGCCGGAAACAATCGCACGGCGCGCAGCCCAAAGACAGCAAGAACAATATCATCGCCGCCAATCATTTGAGCGCAGCTACCTGCAAGCCAAAGTACAGTTTCCACTATTACCGGAATTGGGCACTTTGGACCTGTCAGCAACTCACTATTGGTCCGAATTTGTCGATGGACGCGCGGTTAATATCTGTGCCGACAGATGGCGCGAGGAATAGCTTAGCCCCTCCCGATAGCCTTCGCCGATGAGTCGAGGGCCTTCGGAAGTGACTAAGCTTCGAGGAGTCAAATGAAAGAATACACAACAATTAGCGTTAGAAACATTCCCACCGACCTGTGGCAAGCCTTAAAGGTTGCTGCTGTTACTCGGGGAATGTCGGTATCCGAAATACTTGTTCAGGCAATCAAACAATACCTTGCGCCGAAAGGACAAAAGCCATGATCGACCAACTGCGTGACCATCTCCGAAACTTCGCCATGATCGGAGCTGCCATTGCTCCGTGGATTTGGATGGTGTGCCGATGAGCCACATTGAAGCAATTCGGGAACTTAACCGAAGTTTCGAAAAACTCTCCCTAACCGCCTTGCAGGTCAAAAAGGAAAGGGATGCGCTAGTCGAAGCGTGCAAGTCGGCACTCAATGAAATGGAGCATCTAGAAGCGCACGACCATCTGAGCTATTTCGATCTGGATAAGCTCAAAGCAGCCATCAAACTTGCTGAGGGGGATAAATGAACAAAACTGCACTCGAAAAAGCACAGGAATATGAAGATCGTTGCTTGGTGGCAGTGCAAGATGCGTTCAAAGAATTATGCCAAGCAAAGATTCATCACGAAAAACAAAACGCCATTTGGGTTGATGCCGTCCGCAAGCGAGCTGAATTAAAGGTTAAAGCGGGGAGTGGAGAGAAATGAACAAACACCAGTCCGAAAAATGGTACGAATCGAACTACCGTCAAGCTTCAAAACGTCTTGACGAAGCCGATTACATCATCACACTCGATCCTCGACCCGAGGAAGCCGAACGCGGGCAAGCGTTTGACTCCGATCTGGTCGAAATCGGATGGGGCCTGTTTTTTGGGATCATCGGTGGCGGCATTCTTTGGACTCTAATCTATTGGTTTGGGAGGTTCTTATGACATCCGAAGCGAAGCGCATCACACTCGAAGCCCTGTTAGACGAAATCATCGACATGCGCGGCATTATCGAAAATGTCGATGTCACACTCGCAAAGTATGGTTGCCATGATGTCGAAATCAAGGAAACCATTGGCCGAGGCGAACCGTTATTCGTCAAATGTACCAAATGCGGCAAATCGGCGCTCAACGCCGGAGATGGTCTATGTGTCGGATGCCGGACATTGCAGAATGTGCGGTCGATTGTGGGGATTCGATGAGCCGTAAAAAGAAAACTTGCCCATGCTCCGAACATGGGAAAGATGGAACGCTCGACCATGACTTTTCGCAAATGTTCCTCTTCTCCCATAACACCAATGTCAAATTTACGCTAGAAGTTTGCGCGAACCATAAAGACAATTATGTGCGCTCGGCTTACTTCACGGAGGTGCCAAGTGGACAGGTCTGAAGAACTGATTATGGCTGGGGCCGAGATTACCGCTCCATATTGTCGAAATTGCCACCTGAACTGGGAAGAGCATAGTTCAACCAATATGTGCCTCGATGGGAGTTGGGGGCATTATGTCCCAATGGACCGGGAAGACTACCTTGAAAGGGAGGGCCGAATATAATGGCCGAAGAATTGGAAGTCATCCCATACGAAAAAGCCATTGAAATGATCCAGATACATGATGGCTCGGTGCATACGTTTCGATCCTCGGTCCCGGGAATGCTCTTTGGAGCCGATTGGCCGGAAGCTAGATTACTTGCGGCCATGAAGAAGTTCCCAATACATCCAAGTGGTCCTGTAGCCTCGAAATCGAATCATGCAATCGTGCTATTCGACGATAGAGGGCCGCTGTTTATCGAAACCAAAGAGGAGGGCCGAATCTGATGGATTACAAAGAAGAAATACAAGCTATCTTCGAGGGAATGGTCCAGTCCGAGTTTGGCTGCAACTATTGGGACTTATCCGATGATGAGCAATACCGCCTTTACAATGCAGCGACTCGGGAATATGCAGAACGTCGAGCTGACCGTGCCGATTATCTTCGAAAAGCACAAAGGGAGAGTGTCTAATGGCCGAGAATGTCGAAGCACCGAAACAGAGCCTTGCCGAAAAGATTCTTGCCATCCAAGCCGAAGCTGGAGCCGTAAAGAAGAAAGGCAAATTCGATGCGCAAATGGGAGGGGGAGGCTACCTGCGTATTGAAGATGCAGTTGTAGCTGTCGGCAAGCTCATGTACCAACACAAGTTACTGCTTAGTGGAACTCTCCTCCGAAAAGCGGATGGAGCGTTTTATCTCGAAACTCACCCGCACAAGATCGACAAAGGCTATATTGTCGATGTGATCGTCGAATGGACCCTCGAAGATGCCGAATCAGGAGAAAAGCGCGTCTGGCATTTCCCCGGTGGCGGCTACGACGGGACCGACAAAGCCGTGTACAAGGCTTTAACAGGCTCCCGAAAGTACGCCATTATCTTTATCTTCAACCTGGCTGTCGGCAATGATGTCGAAGCGAGTGCAGCGCCCTCTTTCGATGAGAGCAAGAACAAGGCAAAGGCTGTCGCGGCCAACAAGATAGCCGAATCAGCCGCAAAGGGAAATCAGACAGCCATCGACGCTATGAGCCAGATTCAGCCAGAAGCCAAACTTATCATCCATCGGCCCGAGGAAATGAATGGGCATTACATCTTCGTCGGAGGACTCACAGCAGTACCGCAGCTCCAAGCCTTCTTTTCGGATACCGGATGCAAATGGCTAAAGAACCGGACTACCGGAAAAGACGGCTGGAAGGTTCCCGCAGAGTACGAGAAGGGCTTATTGGCTCTGTGCGAGAAGTTGAATATCGAGGTCGAAGGTTAAGAGTTTGCCGCTACCCCCGTGACGGCAGGTCGAGGATGTGGGCCGGATTGACTGGGTTCTGGCCCTCTCCTCGGAATAATCGAAAAGGAGCTTCCATGTCCGAAAACGTAATAGCCTTTTTTCAATTTGTCGGATTTCTCATTTCCGCATACTTCGTCATAGTCGGGGCTTACATCGTTCTTCGATGGGGCACGATTGGCGTAACTGTACTATGGGGAAAAAGAACTGAGATTGACGAGATTGTCGATGATGAGTTTCGAAAGAGCTGGAGGATTCGATGACCCTGAAAGAATACCTGAAATCTCAGCATCACCCACCGGAAATACAAGCCAAGCTGGAGCAACTATTCGGACTGGCCGAGAAGTGGACAAAGGATTTCCCTACAGGCCCTTTCTCTAGAATGGACGTTGACCTCGAAGACATGACTCTGGGGAAATGTGCCGAAGAACTAACCAAGATTCTCGACTGACCTGTTTACTTTCCGAACACGCCTGATCGAAATTAGTAACTATTCGAAAATTGGTACTTGCTAATCATACAGGAGATGGTGTATGTACTCTCTTAGCACGTGTTCCTCTTTCTCTCTAGTGGGCTGGAGTTGCCTTGAACTTCTCCAGCCCCACCCTTTCAAGGAGGGGTTACGCTTACCATTCCACCAGAGAAGTCCAGCCTCAAAGCTAAAAAGTGGTCCGAATTTCAGCATTATAAGCACCGTCGCCCACCGTGGATCAGACTACACAGGAAACTACTCGATGACTGCGACTTCCAATGCTTGCAACTTGCTAGCAAGGCGCTAGCACCAATGCTCTGGTTGATAGCAAGTGAGAGCCTTGATGGGACAATCGAGATGGAGCCAAAGAATTTGGCGTTCCGAATTAGGGTGACTGAGGCAGAATTGATGAATGCAGTTAAACCATTGATAGAAAACAACTTCTTTGAAGGAATTGGGGCATTTTCCATTAGCGTGCTAGCACCGTGCAAGCAGGATGCTAGCAACATGCTTGCTCAGAGTACAGAGTACAGAGTACAGAGTAATTCAAATTCAAAACCTATTGCTCATCAAAATTCGATGAGCGAGTTACCTGGCTTTGAAACCTTCTGGGAGAACTACCCTAAAAAAGTAGGCAAGGGTGCAGCTAGGGTGAAATGGCTGTCGAAGGTCAAGGATGATGCCAATTGGCCAGCAGTAATAGCCGGACTAGAGTGCTGGAAGCAATCCGAACAATGGCAGGACATTCAGTACGTACCGTACCCGGCCACATTCCTAAATCAAATGCGCTGGCAGGATGAAGTACCAAAGAGCGGAGGGAAACGTGAGCGACAAATTGAGCAATCCATCAGGGAAACAATCGAACTCGCCAAACATTATGGGGTCGATGAACACTGTGTTGAAGTGGGTCGGATTTCTCGATCTTCACTTCAACCGGAAGGAGCCATTGTCTTACAACGAAAAGGCAATCTACGTTGAGGCTCTTGCAAAGCATCCGGCGCACTTGCTGGAAGAGTCTTTCCGGCGATGCCTTGATGAATGCACGTTTATGCCAAAGATTTCCGATGTGGTAAGCCGATTGCCGGATGAAAAGACTTATTTCGATCCGATGAGTGTGGAATTTGTGCCTATTAAGAACTGGTATGAGCCCTACCCACAAACTTCCAAATTGCGGATTTGGCAAGATGCCAAGGGGAATCGAAGAGTTGCAGTGGTGAAGCTGAAAGAAGGCGAACTACCTCCCCGAGTGGCCAGACCGCACCCAAATGAATATATCAGCCTGGCTGAAGCTTGGGAGAAAATACACCAAACTGCAAAGGAAAAGAAACTGTGAACCCCTACCAATCCATAGCCGATTTCCTGTATCGAGCGTCGAAAATGGACCTGTGGCTCTCGGCCCGAGAAGTAGGATTTGCCCTCAAAGTATCGAAACGCAGCGTTTGGAATTGTATCGAGCAGCTTCGAGACAAGGGAGTAACTATTTCGACTCGGGGCGTTCGGCCAAATACCGAGTACAAGGTGGGAGGGTAAAACAGTGTGTCACATATGCCCTATTTGTGACGGGTTGTGTTATTGCGATCTGGAAGATCATGAATCCGAAGAAGCTCCCGATGATTGCTGTCACCGTTGCCCTGAGATGGAAGAAGACGATGAGGATTTCGAATGACCTTCACTTGCGAATCAGCCGGCTGCTCGACTCGTCGGCTAAGGGCTGCGTTTTTACCTGCTGCATGTCCGTGGTGTGGAAGAGTAAAGACACCCCGGATTCCCGACAAGGACAATGCCAGATCAAGCACCCTTTCGAATCGTGGAGGATTTCGAGATGTCGGCAAAGAGGGCAACGCATTGCCGGAAGCTAGTACGGGTCGATTGTGGAAAACAATACAGGAAAGTACGAAGTAACGAAGAAAGCCCTTGACAGATGAGTACAAATGTAGATAATGCCATTATATGGATTATAGAGAGCCTAATCTAACAATAAGCGGTAAAGACTTCATGGAAGCCAACTCTTTAGGGGTTTATGCGTGGTTTAGGGGAGGTATTGCCCTATACGTCGGATATTCTCAATGCCCAATCGGGAGAATCGGCCATCATAACGTCATTGGCAGCGTGGATCGGGTGTTGCCAAGTGATGAGTTTAGATTTTGGGCTTTCGATGATCCCAGGAAAGCCCTCCTTTTTGAGCAGCAGCTAGAAGCTGAGCTTGGTCCTAAATATTCTTTGCCGTTGAAGAGGGGTGAGGTTAGGAAAGTTCCGTGTGCAGTTTGCAGAACTAAGTTCGTGCAAAAAAGATGGTGGCAGAAGTTCTGTAGCACCAAATGCAGGACCGGAAAAGGCTGGAGTAAGTAAAATTCTGTCCAACTCGGGACTGGCAAAAGTTCTGCAAGCCGACTTGTCGATGGAAGAGTTGGGATAAACGCAATCCAAGAATGAGGGAGAATAAGCCGAATGAATGAAAATAAACTACTAGCGTTCCACGGTAAGCAAGAAGTGAAGGATTTCTACCTCGCCCGAGTCAGGGCACACCGGGAGGCCGATGAAATCATTCGTGGCCTGTACTGGGAGAATGGCAAGGGCTGTGCGGTGGGATGCACGGTCCATTCCTCAAGTCATGCGGCTTACGAGCCGGAGCTTGGCATTCCTACAATCCTGGCGAAACTCGAAGATAATATTTTCGAGTCGCTGACAAATGGCCGCTCAAAACTCTGGCCGGAACAGTTCTTGAGCGCTCCGAAAGTGGGAGCAGACTTATCGCTGGTATGGCCGAAATTTGCAATCTGGCTGTTGACTGATCCGAAATTCGGGACTATCCAATTCGCCAAAAGCAAGCAATCAAAGAAGTCAATTCAGGACGTGGCCGACGCTTATCAAAAAGTGGTTGATGGAAGCGCGAAGAGAATCGACTGGCTGAAATTACGAAACGACGCCTACGCCGCCGCCGCCGCCGCCGCCGCCGCCGCCTACGCCTACGCCGCCGCCGCCGCCGCCGCCTACGCCTACGCCGCCGCCGCCGCCTACGCCGCC